AAGCCACAAATTATGATGGAAGTAATGGTGGATTTGTGGGAGCAACAGTAGTTAGTGAGTGACGATATTCAAACTGGACTAGCATTTGGTTCGTGTATCGTTCCTGTGCTATAATTTAAGAAATTATTTTATTTTATGCAGTTAACTGGATCTGAAAAATTAGTTTTCATTGCCTCATTCATGGTTCTTATGAATTGGGGTGTTCGTGTATCAAATATTATTATCTCTAACTTACTATGAAAACTGAGTTTCTTTGCGTCAAACCAAAATCTGCGACTGCAAGAGATATATTTGATAATGATATGGATCGTCTACATTCATGTCGTGTAATTAAAAGAGATCATGGCAAGGTTGTCTTGGACTCTATTTCAAGTAGATATTCTTTTGAGATGTTTGAGTTCGGTGACGACAACTGGGAGGTAATTAAATGACTAATTTAGAAAAGTGGGAATGTGGTAGAACTCTATTATTAGAATCACTACTAAAGCCTGATGATAGGTTACGAGGATGTGCTTTTAATCAAGGATGTAAGGATGAGTTGCTTGCCATCAGAGATGAGGTAGTTGATATGGTTAAAGGAATGGAGAATCCTCATAAATCAAAATTGGCATTTGGTAAAAAGAATAATCATATAGAACCTACAATTACCACACCTAATGGTGAGATTAGTGAAACATTAATGAGTGGGGCTTTGGGTGATTATTATAGATCTGAGAGGAAGGATTAGGTATAAATTTTTATTACATAAAGTTGCTAAACCAGGACATTTATGTTATAAATAATATTAGTCACCGAAAGGTACACATCCTAAAAGGAGAGGTAAATTGCATTAAAACTGTTTTATATTATATGTAAATCTATGGAGACGATTAATGCACAACTTAATATCATATAATCAATTAGCAGGAGAACACAACTTCGATCCCGATAATGATTTAATTTCAGATTACTATCAGTGTTTAATCGAGTGTGATGAAAGTCAATCAGTCTGTAAACGAATCTGTAAGGAGGTTCTAGTCTAATGCTAAAACATTCACATCCACCTTAATTAAGTAGTAAATACCCCCTTGACAAATAAGTCAGGGGGTTTTATATTGGCCATACAACTATGATTTTGCAATGGCAATTTACGATGATGTGACAATTAATATCAATCTTAATGAATTGGTAGAGATCAGAGCAAAACTTATTTCTCAATATGATGACTATTCAGATAAAGTATCTAAAGGTGAGTACTTAGATGGTGGTGACATTGATCGTATTGCAACTGGATTAAGAGATACTTTAACTTGGGATACTCTTTACAGCATGGTTGATGATGCTGTTTTAGATTACTTGGGTATAAAAGAAACTCATTATGGTGAGAGAACTATTGAAACGATTGAGTTGACAATGGAGAAGGAAAAGAAAGAAAGAGAGAAAGAGTTTAAGAAAAATTTTGAGATGGTTAAGTTAGAATCAACAGCATGGACACTAGACGTACCAAAGAGGAAAACGAAATGATTCAAGATGAAGCAATGATTGTAGAAGAGATAGTAACACTAACATCATTACTTGGTGGTACTATTGAAAAGTATGAGGTAACAGATAGTAAAGGTAACGCTTATAAAAAAATAGTGATAGAATATGGTATGAATGAAAACAATGCTACATAACAAAGATGCTATGGAACAAATGAAAAATCCTCTCAGCCCTGTCAAAATGGTAAGAGAAAGTTATTCTAGGTACTTGCAAAGGCATGTGACTGAGGTGCAAGTACAGTTTAAGGATGAGGAACCAGCATGGATTCCTTATGAAACTTTGTTAGCAATGCAGTCAGATTAGGCATAAATACTAATCCAGACGTAGATTGCAATGGATAATGTCAAACTTATCAGACAAAAAAGCAGCAAAGAAGATTCTTAAACAAGCAAAGAAACATCCTGATTGGTACACTGAACAGGATATATACTATGCTAAGATGATGAAAAAGAAAATTAAAGCACAAGAAAAATTAAACAAACTTGAAAATTAATTATGGCACTATCTGAACAAGTAGAAACTGCTTTGAATGAAGCACAAGAAAAATTAAGAGAAGCATTAGCCTTCGCAGCAAGGAGTGAGAAACCTTATATTAGTAAGCATATCTCTGATATGATGATGAAAATTGACTGTCTAAATGAGGTTTCTACTCTGATAGATCACGTTGAGGATCAGATGAAAAGTAACGAATGATTACGCAAGTCTAAAGACAATATAAAATTTATAGATACTAGACCTAACTAATGTTAGAATTTCCTCACACCGCCTAGAAACAATGATTAATTTAGACGAAAGATACCATTCTTACCTAGATGGAAGTAAAAGGATGAGGATAGATGGTGTTGAGGAAAGAGTAAAGGCTTATGGATGGCACTGTGACGGCAGTGACATTAAAGGACATTATGTCACCACAGAGAATTTTCAGTTGTATTACAATATGGAAGGTCTTTTTACTAAAATGGTGGCACTTAGAGAATTATCACAGACTGTTGCGTGAATCAACATCTCATGATAAGATAAGATTATAGATAAAAATAAAATGAAAATTTTACTTGCTTCTTTGATAGCATTGACTCCTGTTTCAGCACTTGCTGGTGAATATCAACAAGGATATTCTACCAGTCGTAATTGTTTTAAGACAGAATATAGAGAGGAATATATTCCTGGAAATGCAGATAATCCTGGATATGTACAATCATTCCATGAAACTATCGAAGTTCCATGTCAAAATAGTTCAGAGTCTTTAAGAAGAGGTGGATACACACGCAAGACCACAATACAGTTTGATAACAATGATTGCACTGATGGTAAGATTGCAGGTGGTCTAGTAGGTGGAGGAGTAGGTGCTGCTATTTCAAGAGGAGATGGCCGATGGTGGGCAATTCCATTGGGTGCAGTTCTTGGCAGTCGCATTGGATGTGAAATGGACGGTGGTTGATACAAAGGGGTGACGACTAAAGTGTCCTTAAGGTGTGAGGGATAAGCGGTTCTACTGCCGAAAACGATCAATGGGTATGGTGAGAGTCCATACTATCTCCGAAAGGATAAGGGAAATCATTGAATCAAGTAGGGTTCAGGTGTAAGCGATTCCCAGTAGGTAAATTTGGGCTGCAAGGTGAAACCTTGAGCATGGCCCCGTTCCCTCACACACTATTTCGAGGAGATGGATGTGCCTCGTGGGTCGCCCCCACTGAAAGAACTAACATCCCCTAGGCTATTATTAATTTGATATGTTAATTGACTTAAATAAAGAAGAAATTAAATATATTGTGGATATATTTAAAATCCACAATACTGAGTTTATGAATGAAGAAGAAACTGAGTTTTCTTCTAACTTATACCTTAAACTTAGAAACATTTCCAAAGCATGTACCTGTAAGGAGGATTCCAATGCCAAGTGAAGAACACTTCATCAATAAAACTGATGAAATGATTGAAGAATTTATCGAAAATTGTGAAAGAGAGGCTGCAAGATTAGAGATTACGGTTGATTATTATCTTGCTGAATTTATTTGACAAATCACACCCTAGCAGTTAGACTGTTAGGGTATTTTACTACATACATTGTTGCTACTTGAATACTATGACTGAAGGAAAATTATACAAGATACTGACTTTTAATACTAATGGTTGGAATCTTATTGAAGATTATGCAAATAATTTAACTAGAAATCAATGTGATGAAATGTTGAATGATTTTATTAGAGAAGGTTACAATCCCAATAAACTAAAAGCAGTTTCAGTCGATGATCCACGATTTCCTTCTGCATAATGTATGAACCTGAAGTAGACGATTATGTTATTTGGAAAAGGCCAAATGGCGACTGGGAAGAGGGATGGGTTTATTTTAAAGGTGACCCAGTAGACAATGAAAAAAGAGTGAAGGACGGATGGAATCCTGTATCACAGTATATCACTATAGAAACTGGTATTAAACCAAAAAAAGTATGTGTTTATACAAGTGGTAAACCAATGAGACATAAGATGATTCATACATTATTGTTATGTAATATAGAATGTTGGCATGAATTAGAGTATGTTAAACATAGAAGAACTAGAGAGATATTACATTATTCTCAGTATGATGAGGTGAATCAAGATGAAAAGATAGCAACTCAATCTGTTGGAATGTATAAGTCACAAGAGGGTAGAATACCAGATTATTAACAAGGGGTGACGAGTAAAGTGTTATTATTATATAATTACAATTAAATTAAATGAGACCTGCTGACGTTATCAAACAGATTAATGAATTGCGTGAGGTGTGGAGAGAGCAAAACTTTTTGTTTACTCCAGAGCAACAAGCACAATTTAATGATCTAAAACAATTAAGAAGAGAAAGAGTAAAGTATTTCTATGAGAACGATTTAGTTAGTAAAGGTGGCCCGAAGAAAGAAGAGACTAAATAATTAAAAAATATTTTCTGATGAAAACATTTCAGCAATTTATTACCGAAGTCTATGATAAAGATGTCATGGGTTCTTCTCAGATCCGTAAACAGGGTCAGGGTGGTAGAGTAGGTGCTGACAGAAAGAAATCAGAACCAGAGAAAAGAAGAGTGAAAGTAGTTGGTGGAGGTAAAACTGCACCAGCAGCAAATTACAAACCTAGAAAAGATATAGGAACACAACGTCCTAAATCTACAAGAGAACAGCAACCAACACAAGCAAGAGGTAGTGCTGCCTTATCTCCTAGAGAGGCACAACGCAAGGCAGCGATGGAAAGAAGAGCAGCAAAATCTGGTGTTAAAACTAAAACAGCATCCGAATTGTTATCAAAGAAAGCAAAGAAAACAGTTGATCCTAAGTACAAACCAGTTAAATCAACTGGTCTTTCCACTAAAGAACGCAAGGCAGTTTTAAATAAAGGTGAGAAGGCTTTGCGTGACATTAGATTAAAGAATCTAGGTAAGAAGAAAGAGAGTGAATTAAAGAACCCAATAACCAGAAAAGAATTAGAGAGAAGAAAGAAACAATAAGGGGTGACGACTAAAGTGTCCCTATAGTGTACATATAAACGTCTGTATGGCGTTATTATACCTTTTATGGTATAATCTACTTAGTTATTACTAATTGATGATTAAACTACGATTACATCAACAAAATGCTTTAGATGTAATGCAGTTACAATCTAAGGGCCAAATCATTGTTCCCACTGGTGGTGGTAAAACAATGTGTATGATTGAGGATACAAAGAAACAATTTACAGAGAGCAGTCTACCTAAGACTGTTGTAGTTGTTGCACCTCGCATACTATTAGCACAGCAATTATGTGAAGATTTCTTAGAACTAATTGATAATGTAGATGTACTTCATGTTCACTCAGGAGAGACACATCATTACAGCACAACTAAAGCAGATGAAATAACATATTCAGTTAACAATAGTACAGAAAATCTATTAATATTCACAACATATCATTCTCTTCGTAGAGTACAAGAGGCAGATATTGATGTTGATACAATATACTTTGATGAAGCACATAACAGTGTTCAGAAGAACTTTGTTGAGGCTACAGAGTATCATTCAATGTATGCTAATCGTTGCTACTTCTTTACTGCTACACCTAAACATTCTAAGACTCCTTTTAAGATAGGAATGAATGATGAGGACATCTATGGTAAAGTTATAGTCAATGTACCAGCACCTAAGTTAGTAGAGCAAGGTGTAATCTTACCACCTAAAGTTGTAATTAAGAAGATTGATATGCCTGATGACAGTAGATTCAAGCATGAGCATGATTGTGATAATGTATTATCAACCATTGATGATGTTGATGTTGATAAGATCCTTATTTGTGCAAGATCTACAAAGCAAATTGTTAGTTTAGTATCTCAAACTGACTTTGCTTATGAGTTACAAACTCGTGGATATTCATGGATGTATATTACTGCTAAGACTGGAGCGATTATTGATGGTAAAAAGGTAGATCGTGAATCATTCTTTAATACTCTCAATGAGTGGGGTAAAGAAGATGGTAAGAGATTTGTAGTATTGCATCACAGTATTCTATCTGAAGGTATCAATGTTAAAGGATTAGAGGCTGCATTGTTTCTAAGAAATATGGATTACATTACTATTAGTCAAACTATTGGTAGAGTAATAAGAAAAGGCAGTGAATCTAAAACTTATGGTCTAGTTGTGGTTCCTACTTGGGATAGAGTAGGTATATCAACAGCCCGTAAAGTTGAAGCAGTTGTTGATACTGTCTTTGATAAAGGTCAACCAGCAATCTCTGTAATTACTAAATGAAGGATACAATATTGTTTGGAGATTGTCTCCAAACATTGAGACAATTTGATGAACCAGCGAGGATGTGTGTTACATCCCCGCCTTATTATGGTTTAAGAGATTATGGAGGGGAGGATTGTCAGATAGGACAAG